CTTGAATATTCTATAGCGTCAGACAATCTAAGAGAAGTAACCTCAGCCATGCGCAGTGTTAAGTACAGACCCGCCTGAAGTATATGCTTAGTTGCTGTGTTTGAGTTGGCTGCTGCCATTTTCTGCAAACCAACTAACGCATTAGAATCAGGTTTGCTACCGTCTCTAGCTTCATTTAAGCCGGTAACGTCCCGGAGCATTTGCATGTAGTAATTGTACGTAGTTATTAAGCTTTGTATCTTAGCGCCACCAGAACCACTTTGTAACTCAGTTATAGGTACTCTAGCTGGATTCATATCCCCATCTGCTGTCATTGATCTTCCAATAACGCTACCAGTTTGGAAATACATATTCAATGCCTCCTGTGGGTTATAGTTTGTTCCGGTACCTAAATCTATTTCGGCTAGGCCATCTGCATCCATATATATACCGTCAGGAACTAGCCTTGACATAACCTGCTGCAACTTCAAATGTGTTAATTGCACCATGTCCGCAAAAGAAGTCATTCTCGATACTAAAGATTCTGGTCTACCTTGATATATTCTAGGGGCAACTATGCAATAGCTCATATTAACCTTAGTTATATCTGACTTAGGCCTGGTCATATTTTCAGACAACCTCCATTTAAGGAGCTTTTCCATACCTACTATTTTTGCTCCTTCGTATAGTACCTCTATAGATCTTTGTACTTTTTCGAACTGAGACTTTGCGTCTTTAGGCGGATTAAACTCATCTGTTTTTTCAATAGCTTTTTTAGCACCTGATGATGTATTTTTTATTTTATATACCTGGTTGTTAAACGTTTTATATTCAAAAAACAGTACATCTACAAAGTTGTCTTGACTTGTTGCTGAATATTTTTGTGATCTATAAACAGAACCGTCGTAAGCCATATCTTCGACTTCTTTTATGTCGTCATTAGTTAGCTGCGGAAAAAACTTCTTTAACTCAGATATAGTCATTCTTTTAACCTCACCCACATAATAAAGGTCATCAAAATATGGTGAATCAGTGTATGAGTATACTATATCAACAGGATCCACATATTCTATACGTATTCCTTCTGCAGTGTTAAACGTGCTTTTAGCACATGACATTCCTATAACAACCTGGTCATAATCACATCTGCGCTTTACTAAGTCAAATTTGTTTAAGTCAAATACGTTTGATAATGCTTCTTCTTGAGCAATCTCTATGGATGGCTTATATTCAAGCTGCATTTTTACCGACAGCTCTTCTTTCGTTTGCGGTAATTCTTTAGGATCGTTTTTGAACATATTGATACCTGTGGTAGCATCAATTTTTTGTAGTAAAAGTCTGTTGTTCATGTCTCTCAACATTGACTCCACATAATCAGTTTTTTGCTTTAAAGAATCTGGATCTTGACTATAGGTCTTTATATCAAAAACTCTATCAGACATACCATTAACAACTATGTCGACAAACTTTGGTATGATGGGTACTGGCTTCCAATCTAGATTTAAATAAGATAAGTCACCATTTATAGCTAACTCATCCTTATATTTTTGTATAGATTGCTCTCCTCGAGCATACAGTCTTAATCTATGAAAGTTGTCTTTAGTAGCTTGGTATTTGTCGCTACCGTTATCTTTCCTAAACCACTCAGATTCTATGGCTTTAGCCACTTTCATACCATATTCATTTCCAGACTTTTCTACGTCAAGCACTGACTGACTAGGAAAAATCCCTTTAGATGGTTTGTTCTGCATTATATGTTCATTTTAATTTTTCTTCAACTCTGAAGTGTATCCAGTATTATCGTATCTTTTAAATCCAAAATCAATGACTTTTTTCCCAATCTTTTTAACAGGCATGTACAGATTTCTATTGCAGGCCATTATAGCCAAACCTGAACTAATAGATGCATCATGCTTAGTTCTATTATTTATATTAAACTTAGCCCAGTCGTTTAGTGTTTTATTAAAGTAGACACTACCATATTCTGTTTCGTCGGTTAAGCCTACATGGTTAGCTATGTAAGTTTCTATTGCGGCTGCATGTGCTTGCTTAATATCTTCGCTAGAGTTTGGTATGCCACCAATTTCTTTTTCTGTTATAGATAGTTTTTTCCAAGTTCGGTCGGGTCTATTCATTGAAAAGCCTCTATAACCTCTATTTTTAAAGTGATATAATAATCTTGGTTTATTGTTTTCAGCTAGTATAGGCATCCCATAAAAAACGCAAGCCATTAATACATCTTCAAAAAATATTTCTGCGGTTTGAGGTCTGGCTATATATTCTAAAAAAACGTGGTTTGGTGGAACATCTTCCATGGAAAACTTTGTCACCCCATGCAGCGAACCGTTTGAGCCTCTGCCATCTACCGTACCGGATATATCATAAGGGTCACAACCGAAAGCTCCTATATGTTCGTTACCCGGACATTTAACCCCATTCTTACTTATTACTCGGTTTTGAAG